GATAATATACTCGTGCATATCCGCTTCAGTATTTTTTGCCACCTTTATTTCAAATATGCTTGTCGTTGAATTTAGAACTACTCCTGTTGGATCGGCAGGAGCAGTGGTATCTCCCAGTGCTGAAGCATTGGCCCATGATGACCAGGTTCCGATCCTACCCCACTTATTTATTGCTCTAATCCTTGTCGAATAGGCTGTATCAGGGTCACTATCCGTCCAATTTGACGCAGAAGCACTCTTGGCGGGACTTAAAGTTTTTTGTAATGTCCCCCCACCATTGGCAGCATTGTAAATTTCCTGCTCATATCCGCTTAACTCTACATTGGCCGGAGGAGTCCAGGCTGAGGCTGATTTGATATTATATATCTTACCGGCAAAAGTCGTAACAGTGAGAGTCAATGTAACACTTGCCGGTGCATCAGGCACGGCACCGCCAGCCACTACCGAGACCTCAGCGCATGCCGTACCTATCCTCTCGTTAGCGTCTGCGGTGGCAACCCGGACATAGATCGTGTTCCCTATGGCGATCTCTTCAAGGACGCCCGTTCCCGCATTTGCGGCCTCCTGAAAAGTACAGGTGTTGGACTGGGCATCACCTACGAGGTTGGCAGTTCCAGGAGTAAAACCCGTGCCCTTGGCGGCGTAGAATTTGTATCTCTTTACGTCGGGGTAGGTAGCAAGAGAAAATCGATCTACTGTAGCTGATACTTTTTTCCCATCCTGTTTAAGGGCAAGTCCAGTCGGGGTTGGAGTGTTTTGGGCAATGATTGTACCGGAGGCGTTTGAGTAAGCCGACCAGGTTCCAATCCTGCCCCATTTATTAATGGCTCTAATACGAGCTGAATAATCGGTATTGGGATCGCTATCGGTGTAGGCACACTGAGTAGTTCCCTTGGCCGGAGATAAAGTCTTTTCCAAAGTGCCCCCACCATCCAGAGCATTGTAGATCTCTACCTCATATCCTCCCAGTTCCACATTGGTAGGAGCGATCCATTTGAGATCGGTCTTAATATTGTAAACCCTGCCTAATATTCGAGTCGGGGTAAGGACTAATTTATGGCTTCCATCGAATGTTGGAGCGTCAGGCACGGCCCCGCCAGCCAGAATCGAGACTTCGGCACATTTGGTACTCTCATTGCCTGCCGCATCAAAACACGATACCCTAACATAGATGGTATCGGCAATGTCAATCTCCTCGATAATGCCATCACCAGAATCATAGGCTTCCTGGAATGTAAGTTTATTACTTTTGGGTTCACCGACCAGATTTGTTGCCCCAGGAGTAAAAGCGGTTTGCTTTGAGGCGTAATACCGGTAGCCTGCCAACTGGGGATAAGTAGCCTGAGATACGGCGGTAACTGATGCGGTTATCTTTTTTCCGTCCTGCTTTAATGCGAGGCCCGTCGGGGTCGGGAGGTCGCTTGTAAACGAAAGCGTGCATGTTGCGTAGCCTGACCATGTTCCAATCGTATTCCCTTTCGATATGGCTCTGATTCTGGCCCGATATTGTCCTGATGGTGTGTAGTCCGTCCATTTCTGCTCGGTGGCTGTTGTGGCGGGGTAGGCTTCAGCATTTGCTACGTCTGCAACCGCCCAGGCGCCTCCAGAATATTCTTCCAGAATGGCTTCGTATTTTGAAACAATGGTCTCAACAGGTGCCACCCATGTCAGAGTCAGGGTGGTTTTATATTTCGCCCCAACCCATTTTTCGACGGTTCCTGCCAGGACAACAGAGGTTGGGGTGCGTGGAATGACCTCGGTTGAGGTTGTAATCTCTACCACATCAGAGTATGCCCCGAATGCTCCAGCACTGTCTTTGGCCCGAACCTGGACGATATAACGTTGACCGGTTTTAAGACCCTCAATTAGGCGATTGCCCATGTTCTATGTCCTCTGCTGATTTCTTTTCTATCTCGGCCAGTTGCTGCTGGAGCGCCGCTAAGAGATTCTGGGCTATTGTGAACTCTGCCTGTAGTCTGCCCATCCTTTCGTGCATCAATCCGACTCTGAGTTGAACCTCTTCTTTCTCTGTCATGTCATATCCTTTCTTATTGTTAAATTGTTAGAATGTGCAGGGTATCAACTTCCATTTGTAGCCTAACTCAGGATCAACTCCTACCGTTTTCCAGTCTACATCGATGATAGCCTTGGCAATAGTTGAATTTACCCTGGCTTCTCCAGATTGTTTCTGCGCTTCCATTGGCCTGGAAGAGGTCTCAAGATAGTCACCATTTTCTATGTTTCCATTGGTGTCAGTTACCCTGATCTTAAATAGTCCAACCTGTGTCACCAGGTAGATAGCCTTTTCGTTCTGTCCAAAGCTCTGACCATGAGAATCATCTGTCATTTTCCCGAACCAGGTTCCATAAGCCCTCTTATCTCCAGGTTTAGAGGTTGTATCCACGTAAGTAAAATACTCTTTCTTGGATACATCCTTTGAGATAGGAATCTTGGTGGTAACAGACCGTGAAAAGGTGCCTGTTTTTTCATCAAGGCGAACTCCCTCTTTTAACCGTCTTTCCGATTTTCCTTCCACTTGAGGGCTAACTGTAACCTCTGAGAGAATGACTTCTTCTCCTACTAAAGTATATTTTTGTTCCTTAACCTCTACCATTGGCTCAGTGATTACGGTTTCAAACGCATCTTCCTTTTTGACTTCTTCTTTCGTAACCTCGTCTCTTTCTATAGTAACCTCACAAGGGATAATTTCTCCCAGGCTAACGACTACTGCCCCGACTGGTGGTTCTATCTGGCCATCCTTGAGTTGAGTATAGTGGGAGCCTGCAAATGCATTATAGGACACTGTTGCTCCTGCTACAGAGATAGTTCCTTCAACAGTATCCTCGCTTTCAAGGTCAACGATAACGTCATTGTCAGCACGACAGTTAACGGCAAGGGCGTGAGCTGGCGCCACAGTCCCGATGCCGACGTTGCCGCCGAGAGGATTCAATGCAATCGGATACGGTGCCCCATCAACAGTCCAATGTCTATTTTGGATAGACGCTGTGTAAGGACTGGAACCGCTTAGGGTAAAAACCAGGTTTGTGCTTCCATCACGGCTAATATCAAAAAGTGCTGCTGCCTGATGAGTCAGCGACGGTTCGTTTGACCCACCATATATTGATAAAAAAGAGGTCGGAGCCACAATCCTGATGCCGACTTTCACTCCATCCGTATAAATAGAACTATTTGCCAACCCCGTAGCATCTGCCACATGGTAGGGGATGTAGCCATCGGTGAGGTTGGTGAGTTTGATGGTCTGAGAAATATCGTAGAATTTGTCGTCTACGGAATCTACAAAAGACTTGAAAGATACATACCACGGGTCTTCATATTCGCTGGGATATGTCCAAGTCATGTGTGTCGTTGTTGCCATAGTCTATCCTCCTGTTATTGCTTGCTCCACTTATACTGCATCGCTCCACCATGCCCAAAACCTACATGACCGGCCGAGTCATGCCCTGCCCCTTGGTGTTCTACGGTGATTGATGCGGGCACGGCTACGTCTGTTTGTTTTTCCTGGATTAAAATTTCATAATCAACCACACCCTCTCCATCAGCATTGTCAGTCCATTCAACTAAGATTTTAGCCATCGTTGTTCCGGTCTTGGAATCAATATAGGTTCCTGTATCGTGCAAGGCCACTCCCGTAACCTTTGAAGGGACAATGACAGGAGGGTTGACATAGGTTATCCAAGGCTCGTCTGTGGTGTCGATGTCAACATTCAGGTCATAGATGTCGGCATGTTCTTTTACCGTAACGATGGGAACCATCCCTGACTGAATGATCCCGATGCTTTCTATCCTGGTCTTAACTGCCGTCCACGCCGGAAACTCATGAGTTGCCGTGATCATATCGCCGGGTTCAAGCGCATAACATTTTGGATGGAGAAGCAGGGAATATCGTTCTGAATACTTTGATCGAATTTGATGGTATTTGGCTATCTTCTTCGCTTGGGTTCCGTTATTTGTTCCAAGCAACTCAAGCCTAAGCTCCCTTATATCACCATCAATGGCTATCTGAGCGAGGTCTTCATAACTTTGTTCGCAATATGCATAGCCCTTGGCTCTGTCATAATAGCCACATATCACACGATTGAACGTTTCGGGAATACCCTGTTGTGAAATAGAAAAACTTTCAGGATTGATGTCAACCTGTCCCTCAAACTCGGCAAATGTCATGGCCGCTGCATCATTGGCATAAGTCTTTAGCTTCTCGACTCCACCACTATCAACCCGATACATCCTGGCATTGAGCATAATCTCTTCAAGGTTATCTCGATGCTCCTGTCGATCAACGATCACACCATTAAACGTAAAAGAGTTTGTGTCGCACCAGTTGGCGGCAGCATTGACCGAGGTTGTGTCCAGAT